TGCAAACACTAAATCGAATACCAACTTAAACGACTCGCGGGCTGAGTTTACCGATGCCAATACTGAACAGGTGCAAGTCGAAACCGGAATACTGAGAGAGACTGGGGAAGACGCCGCAAAGGCGGACATAAATGAAACAAGGGCGCGAACTGATGCCATTGTAGAAAGCACACGCGGCGATGAAATAGACAACAACGAAACGCTGAGACAAAACATTCAGGTAGCTGGCGCAAACGCAATGCAGCTCATGATCGAAATGTCTGAGGATGTTGTCGCTGGCTCCATTCCCGTAGAAAGCTTTCAGCGAGCGGCTGAGCTAAACAAGAATACGATCACTGAAGCTGGGTTTATCTTTGACCCATCGTTTGATTACTCAGTGCAGCAATTACAGCAGGATATTGCTGACGGTAATTTTGATGGCAACTCTGGTGTCGCCATTCTTAACGCTTTGGCTCGACCGACTAACCGATACAACGAAGGTCAGATCGTCAACGAAAACTTCGTCAATGCGCCTGATGCTTTCAAAGACGGAACTTACAAGGTCGTTAGCAGCCAATTTTCCACGTTTGAGCCAACGGAAGATGGCACAGGAATCACTGGCGAGATCCTAACGGTCGTCGAGAACGCTAATGGTGAGCAGTATTTCTATACCGCGCCAGCCACGACGGGTCGAGGTACAGATAGCAGACAGCCTTTGGTGCTTCCAGTTGATGAGTTGGTTGCTGGTGTGGCTGGCGTACAGCAGATGCGTCAAGGAATGCTTGCGAACAAAAATCAGGTAAATCGAGCGGCAAAAATATCTAAGTTCGGACAAGGCGCTGAAGGCGAGCGTCTATATCAGGATGCACTAGAAGCAAAGGTAGACAGCTACTTAGAGGTTTCTGCCAACAACCCTCAGGCTCCATCACCTGTTTCAGGCATGGACATGAAGAGCTTCGTAACTGCGAAAAACGGCGAGTTGATGGCTCAGCATGCAGAGAATGTGATCCTGCATGACTATGACGCAGAGCTTTATACGCGAGAGATGTACGACCAGCACATGGCAGGAGTCCGCCAAAGCAAAGAAGCAAAAATGGTTCAGGCTCGGCTTGGTCAAATTCAGCTTACCAATAAAGAGCTTGAAGAAGTACAGATACTCAGCGGTTCAAAAGGAGTCAATGAGGTCGTTCAAATTATTAAACGCAAACGTGAGGCAGCAGGAATACCAACGGATGGCGGCGATAAAACAATTGGCGCTACTCAACTCGATCCAGCACTAGCGGTGGAGTAATCATGCCTTCAATTCAAACCACCCTTGGTTACAACGCTCCGCTCAAGGCAAGAAAAAAAGAAGACGATGACCGTGGAGATTTTTCTCGCGGATTTGCCGCAGGCGTAGACCAGACTCAGGCGCTTGGTGGGGGTCTGAAGGCGTGGCTTGGCTCCGTCATGGGCGACGAGGAGATGGTCGAGTCCGGGCTGGATTACTACCAAGAGCAAATGGCTGAGGCAGCTAGCAATGCCGGAGAGGTCATGCGTATCGAAGACATCGAAGGCATGGGTTCGCTTGCGGATTACATCCAATATCAAGCAGGTGCATTTCTTCCTAGCCTAGCGACCACCGTGGCAGGTGGTGGTATTGGCGGATTCGTCGCAAAAAAAGCGGCGGAGAAAAAAATCAAAAGCACCGTAGCAGAACGGGCAAAAGACTTCGCAGAAAAGCGTGTGAAGCAAGATGTACAAAAAGCCAAGCGCAAAGAGTTAGAGCGTCGATACATACGAAGAGCTGGTGACGCAGCAGTCAAAAACGCCAGAAGAAAAGGTCAGGCGATTGGTGCCATTGGCACTGGCTCAGCCATGTTTACTGGCGAAACTACCGGCGCAATCTACGACGAGACAGGAGAAATCTCGCCCGGAGTAGCGCTTGGCGCAGGTATCCTGGGCGGTTCGCTCGATGCGCTTGTTGGACTGCGGGCATTGCGAAAGATCTTACCTGAGGGACGGTACAGACAAGCCGCAGATGACATCGGCGAAGAAATCTCCGGCAATCCAACTCGCTTCGATCAAGTGTTTAGTGCGTTAAAGAAGAGCGAACTCGGCAAGAGTGCTCCGATTGAAGGCGTCACTGAGGCGATGCAGGAGTATGTTCAGGAAGTAGCTATCAAGTACGTTGATGGCAACTACTCCGACTTGGCTGGCGCAATGGCAGAGGCTGTCACCCAAGAGGGTGCGCTTTCTCTGTATACGAATGCTGCGGCAGCAGGTGCGGTTGGTGGTGCGGTAGCGGGTGGCACAGCGGATGTGGGTGGTGCAATCACCAACAGAATGAGACCAGCTCGACCAGAGCCTAGAAAGATCACTATCCCAGATGAGCCAGACCCAGAGTCAACTCCTGATCAAGAGCCTGATTCCGACGCACCACAGCCAGAAGCTGCACCGGCTCCTGAGCCAGAACCACCCGTTTCGGCAGAGGAGCAGATACGACGCAACCTAGAAGCTCGTGAGCGCATTCGCGAATTGTTCGAGCAACAGCAGAATGGAGAGCTGGATCTAGGCGAGCCTGTGCTCGGCGACACTAAGATGGAGGAGCTAGAAGGTACTCAGGTCGAGTATCAGGGGGTCAGAGGCTTCCTCAAGAAGACAGATCAGGGCTACTTCGTTGTCACTCAGGATGAAGACATCTTGGTTGAAGCGGGCGAGACAGGCAGGACAGCTAATTCGCTTGGAGTAAGACCAGCCGAGGGTGAGGTAGAGGTCGAGTTCGATAATGACGCCACATACGATGGAGAGACATCTACCATTACGATGCGTGGCAAGAAGTACACGTATAAGACAGCTAACACCAACGAAGAAGGCGAAGTCGTATCACTGACTGCTACAGATGAGTCAGGCAAAGACATCACGATTAGACAGCCTGAGCTGGTCGAGCGCATACAAAGACTGAAGGCTGAGTCAGAGCAGCAGGTCAAGCCGCAAGATGTCGTAAGACAGCCAATGCTTGCGATGGACGATCTGCCCGTTCCGGTACAACGACAGTTCATGCTCGATGCTATCGAGGCTGGTGAGACCTCCATGCCTGAACAGGTCACTCGTGAAGAGGCGATCTCCAAGGTCAACAAGATCCCAGATGCGGACCCCAACCAGCTTACCCTCGACATCGAGAACACGGCTGAGATGGCGATGACGCAGTTTACTTCGTCTGAATCGCAGTTCACTGGAGAGTACGACGACACTCGCTTTGCTTCCGGTCCTTGGACCTCCGTCAACCGAACAGATCCTCTGGGGACACCTTTAGCTGAGGGGTCAAAGACAGCTCTGGAGCGTCATAACAATTTGGCGGGTAAAGAAATCGAAAGGTTAGGGACAACTGACACGTATATCCCTGAGGCGCTTGACCCTGAAAATCCTTTCCCTCAGTTCGAGGCTGACTACGAGCATAAGACCCCGTTCCTAAGCTCAAAGAAAATTTCGGATATGCCGGAGGCTGATCGAGATACATTTCAAACCGCACTTACTGATGCTCTGTCTGCCGGTTTGCCTCCACGAGTCCTTAACTATGTAGACTCCTTTGGTCTTTACAATCGGTCGGAGCAAAGGCGCGGTGGTGTTCTAGGTTTTTATGTGCCCCTCTCGCGTCACATTGCGATTGATATGGAGGACCTTAACGGAGAACCGGGAGTCGGTCGCAACACCATCGTTCACGAGCTAGGTCACGCACTGGATTATGGTGAGCGTATTACCTTTAACGATCCGAACTGGGATGTAGAGTTTTCTCAGAAAGAAAAATATCAGCCCTTGATTCTCGAGATGAGCGAGATTATGGGCGAGGCATACGATGCCTACACTAGCGGCGGAACGCTTGGCACTTTCTTCCGATATCCGTTTGCGTCAGCTTACGACGCATTCATGCAAGCAAACAAAAAGCCATTATCTGTCAAGCAGCAGAGCATCGATGATGTCATGAGCTTTTTGAAGAAAGAAGTGTTCGCACAGTCCTTTGCTCTCTATGTAGGCAATCCTAAGATGCTGGCAGAGAGCATGCCTAAGATGTACGATTACATGAATGAGCTTGCGAACAAGGAGGCAAGTGATGTCCAAACGAGTAATGAGGGAGATGTCCAGCCCATCTCTGAGTTCGACTCTCAACCAATACTACGAGAAGTTCGAACACCTGCCGCCAGCAGAGATGCTGAGGTCGGCGACAACGTCGGAGCTGGACAAGATGGCGGAACTGGCACTGTTCAAGAACAAGCCAGTGAAGGAGTGGGCGGCACCCAGACAGAAGACGGGGACGGTGGAGGATCTGCTGCTGTAGAACCGGCAGTCCTTGTCCCACCACCACGTAGCGCTCGCACAGCAGAGCCAACACCAGCGGAGCCAGAGACACAGGCTACTGAAGAACAGGCTCCCGCTGAACCCACGCCAGAACCAGAAGACACACCAGCCCCACAGGAGCCAGAGCCTCGATCTGAAGAAGAAGAGCAGCTCCTCAACGAGGCAGTTCGAGAAGAAAACAAATCTAAGTTTGCTCGCGTCAAGACCTTCCTAAGACGCCAGCTTGCGCCGGGCGGCTTATTACCTGAGTCAGCATTCAAGCTGAAGATCGAGCGTGACTCAGAGCTGGGCGCTATCGAGATTGATATTGCAAGCTTGCTCGGCGAGTTTGATAAGGCTGTTAAGGAAGTCTACGGGAGCAACCCTCCTGATGATGTTGTAGAGAACCTCAACTCAGCCCTGCAAAACATCGACGAGATTGACAAGATGGGCGTCAATGGTCGAGTCAAGGACTCGATCGTCGCCATGCGAGCTTACCTTGATAATATGTCGGTTGAGTATGCTCAGATTGTTTACGACGACGCAGTTAAGGCACTGGGGGAAGGCAAGACTGAGAGCGCGGTTGCCAAAGTCGATCTACTCAAGACAATCGTTGGTAACTTGGGCAAGTACGTCCACCGATCTTATCGCGCATTCGATGACGAGAACTGGGCAAAAAATGTGCCAGACGACGTACTCAATGCAGCCAGAAAATACTTAGAGAATCGCGGTTCAGACAACCCAGAGTTAGTAATTAATGAGCTGCTAAAAGACGGCACTGCCTACGACTCTATGGAGTCAATGATCAAGGAGTCGATGCTCGGTGCCAAAGACCTATCCATCCTAAAGCAGCGAAAGGATATCGCGCCAGAGATACGCGCTCTGCTTGGTGAGTACACAGACGCACGGGTCAACTTCGGCAAGTCTGCTACCAAAATGTCCCGGCTTCTGTTCAACGATCGTTTCCTGCGAAAGATCAAAGAGGACGGCATGGGTGTCTACCTGTTCGACAGAGCTGACGCTCCGGCAGAGGCATTTACTACCTTTGCGCCAGACGGATCTTCAGCTATGGCTCCACTGTCTGGACTCAAGACCACACCAGAAATACATCAGGCGTTCAAAGATGCGCTCGACAAAGAGCAGATGTCTGACTGGTATCGCACGGTGGTGCAATACAACGGCATGGTGAAGTTTGGTAAGACCATTCTCGCTCCAACCACCATGTCTCGAAACTATATCTCAGCTTCATTGTTCGCAGTGATGAACGGTCATTTCAACATGGCAAAGGCTCGTGAGGCTTGGTCATCAAAGTCAGCAATCTTTAAAAACGAAGGGGACAAGCTGGCGTACGTCCGAAGGCTCAAGCAGCTTGGCGTGGTCTATGACGCACCATACGCTGGGGAGCTGATGAAGCTTCTGGAGGAAAGTCGCTTCGAGGCGATGCAGGACAGCGACATAGTCAAGAAGATACCCGGCGGTGAAGCTGTTACCGGCAAGGCTAAATCGTTCCTAGACTTCATGACGAAGCTGTATCAGTACGGTGATGACTTCTGGAAGATCATTGGCTTCGAGAACGAGATCGACATCCTGATGGAGAACAAGGGTCTCTCTCGGGAGCAAGCTGAGCCACTAGCGGCAGAAAGAATCCGCAACACTTATCCAACGTACTCCATGGTCGGCAAGGCTGGTACATGGTTACGACGTTTCCCGCTGGCAGGTACATTCGTATCGTTCCCGGCAGAAATCATCAGAACGCAATTCAATGTCATGCGATACCTCAAGCAGGAAATGGATGACCCTGCGATGAAAGACGTAGTTCCTCGCCGGATTGCCGGTGCCGCCATGGCGTCTGCTGGAGCTTACGCATTGACCGCAGCTCTCCGCGACATGCTTGATGTTGATGACGATGAAGATGAAGCGGTTCGACTCCTGGCACCCCCATGGTCGGCGAACTCAAACATTGCTTACATTGGTCGCAAAGACGGCAACCTTCGCTATATCGACCTGTCGGCACTCGACCCATACTCATACTTCAAGAGACCCATAAATGCACTGCTTCGCGACCAACCGTTTGACGATGCCGTGATACAAGCCGGGCAAGAATTAATGACTCCGTTCTTGGGAGAAGACATTGCGTTCGGTGCAATCACCGATATCTGGCAAAACGAAAAAGATACCGGGGCGCAGGTATATAACCCAGCAGACACCCCAGCTAACCAGCTCGCTGATATCACAGGTCACTTGTTTCAGAAGCTACAACCGGGAGCTGTCGGCAACCTCAATCGTATGGTTGACGCATTGCAGGGAGACATCAGTAAATCAGGCAGACGATACGAGGTCGATGATGAACTCGCGGCATTATTTGGATTCCGAGCAAGCACAATCGACCCTAAGGTTTCTCTGTACTACAGAGCATACGAGTTCAACGAAGCAAAGCGTCGATCGACAGATCTGCTCAGATCGACCTTCAGGGCTGTCAACGAGGTATCTGATGCGGAGCTAAGGTCAGCCTTCCAGAACAGCTCACAAGCCCGCAGAGAGGCGTTTGAGCAGATGATCAAGATTGTTGAGGCAACGAGACGTTCCGGTCTCACTGACTCTCAAATACAAAAGGTTCTACGAAGTAACGGCATCACACTGAAGGACGCGAGGGCGTTACTCAGCGGAGACGTTACTAAGTACAACATCACGGATTCGACCCTGAAGAGCAGCATCAAGCGAGCCGACTTCCTCGTTGGTGAGTCTACTGCTGCTGAATTCCAGCGCAGGTTCCGATACCTGCAATCGCTAGAGGAAGAGTGATATGCACGGCAAAAAATGTGCCAAGTGTGGCAAAGCAAAGCGTAAATCTTGTCCCAAGTGCAAGGGTAAAGGCACCAAGAAATCTTACTGAGCAGTGTCTTCTATGTGGTCGATTCTTATGACCGGAGTCGGGTAGTCAGTAAACAAGCTTGAGCCGTAAGTTCGGTAGTTTCGAATCCACCTACTCACAACACATTCGCTCATCGAATAGATGTATGCGATGTCTCCGTAGGTCTTTCCCATGTTACGGAGATCAGTCATTTCTTGCACTTCACGCTCTGTCACTTGATCACCCGCAGGTGACCGTAGGTGCGCTTTTCTCGAACCGGTTCTGGTGCATCGAGACCGCCGAACTGGGGGCTTGCCGAAACGAGATTTAGCAGCTCCACCATGTCCCGCTTGTCCTGCTGAACCGGGATGACATTGAACTGAATTAGCGCAAGATCCTTTCCCTGCTCCTTGAACAATTCGACCGCATCGTATCGGTCTCTTGCACTGTTATAGAACGTCACCTGAGGTGGGCATTCGTTGTAATCGGTGATGCGAAAAATGTTCCAAGTTTCCATCTCAACCTCCTGTAAAAGGGGGAGGCTCTCCGTTAATCTAGGGGTCGGTGGAGAGCCGTCCCAAACTACTCAAGGTTGGAATCCATGTATCGTGATAGCGTTGCGAGCGCCTCTCGTAAGTGATTGATTTTATTAGAGATGCGTATAGAAACCTTGCCAAGGTTGAGGTCGCGAGTTCGAACCTCGTTTCCCGCTCCATTTCCAACATCTCCAGTAATATCAATGGTTTACCATCACTTTACTGGGTTCCAACCTGTATGAAAGGGAATAGGCTAGTTCGCTGACTACCATGTTTCCCTCCGGCTTCAAGGTTGCACTCCATCATTTCTGACGCAATACACCTTGCATACGGTTAGCCACTTCGCGTTTCCGCTCCGTGTTCAGGTGGGTATATCTTGCCACCGAATTTAGTGAAGCCCAGTTACCCATCTCCACTAACTCGACGGCTTGAGTACCCGCCTTAATGTGGAACGAAGCATAGGAATGTCGGAGCGTGTGGAACGTAGTTCCCGCTGGCAACCCAGCTATCTTTACCGCTCGTCTCCATGTCTTGTTGACCACACTTTTCTGCGACAACGGTTCCCCGTTATCTTGGAAGAAAACGTACTCGATATCCGACACCCTTCGGCTCGTATGCTCGAGGTCCTCTTTCATCCGCATCCTGCGTTTGAGCAGTGCCTGACAATCCCTTGTCAGTGACATTGACACTGGCTTGTTGTTCTTCATCTCGGCTGCGGAGAACTCCAGCACAGAGAATCCATGCTTGACGTGTCTCCACTTGAGCGTCCGAACATTGTTGTTACGCAACCCAGTTAGGAATGCGAACTCAGCCATGTCTGCTCTCAGAGGATCCAGCGCTCGAATCAGTCTTCCGACCTCATTCGGCTCCAGATAGTTTGTCCTCCTATTCTCTTCTAAAGCTTTGATCTTTGGTGGGACGAACTTCATTTCGAGTTCCTCCACCGCGAAGTTCAGCATTGCCCTGAGGTAGTTTAGGTAACAGTTGACGGTGCTGTTCTTCAGCTTTCTTTCCTGCTGAAGCGATCCCACCAGAACCCGAATGTCGAGAGTTGTTATCTCGTCGAGCTGGCGGTCTCCCCACTCATCAACCATTTCGCTAATTACGCGCTTGGCTGTGCCGTTCCTCTCGATCCCTCGCCGACTACAAGTGGTGAGGTAAATTTTCGAAAGCTTTTCAAAAGTACAAAGTCCCATAGTTCTACTCCATGAATCAGGAGAGGCGCTCGGAACTTTTTGGACTATATTGTTTTGTGTCTTCATTGTCATCCCTGTAAAAAAGCCCCCCGTAGGGGGCAAGCCACACTAAGAGTCCAGCTCGTAACGTGAGCCACCCGGAATTAGTTGAGGCGTTTTGGACACTGGTGCCTCGAGCCAGCTTTCACGGGAGAGGAAATCCCTGTCCGTTCTCATGGAGATAGAGAATTAGTTGATCAGCTCACCTTCAGCGATCTCAGGCTCAGCCTCTTCCTCTTGTGTAGGAAGCAGCTTCTGAAGATCGATGTTGATTACCTCTTGACCGATGCGAGCCATCTCGATAATCGTGCCCATCACAGCCATGGCGTTCTGACCGTTCTGTGCGCGGACCAAAAGCTCCTTGCATGGTTGACTGAGATCATCAACGTTGTAGGTCTGACCGTTGATTTGGATTTGCTGCTGTTCATTCATCGAGATTTTCTCCTTGCGTTGTCTCGAATAAGTCGGTAGTTGCGCGGTGCGTTGAGTGCTAGTTCCGCTTGGGGTGTGTGTCGATCCGTGAATGAATGCCCTCTGCCACATACTTCGCAGTACGGTTCAGCCTGGGCGATCCTGTCGCGGACACCAACCATCTCGATGGACAGGTCTTCACCGAAGTGAAGCGGGTCGTCGCCAACTTGGATGACATGTTCCTCGACACCCAAGCCAGTTTTGATATTGACGATCCCTTCCTGTCGATCGCGATGATTCCTGACTCCGCGAATCCATATACGATGGTCGAAGGATGAGTTTGGACGCTTATCATCTAAATCGTACCCTCCGTAAACCACCGTATTTACAGCTCTGGTGATTCGCAGTCCCATAAATGGTGTCCCTTAAAATGGCAGGTCGTCCTCTAGGACGGGCTTAGAGGTTTGCACTACACCATCATCGGTCTTTGGCTTTTTCTGCCAGACCCTGAGGGCGAGCTGCTCGTTACCTGCTCGGTTAATTTCCTTGCACACGGTGATGCCAAGAGCCAGAAGACCAGCATCGGTCTCGACGTGAAGGTTCCCTGAATGTGTCGGGATCTTCATGCCTTGCTCTTCTTTTGACATCTCGTTGTACCAGTCATACTGAGTGAGACGTTCATGTTCACGCAGCTTGTCGTCTCGTGACGTAAGCCACGCTTTGCCAGTGTTCGGCTTCGGTTGGAAGTCGCTCATTAAATAGCTCCATATTTGATGTTGATTTGACGGTTGTTGTTCTCTCGACGAAACGTCTCGGGTGAGCCGCCTCGATCAAGAACCGCCTGATCTCCGCCTAGAAATTCGTAGGCTTTGCGATAGTCAATGGTTGGGGTTCGATTGATGAGCTGAACGGTGACCAGTCCGTCTGTTACAGAGCATTGGTATTGGTCAGCGATACTCTTCTTCAGCGCATCGGATTTCTTTTTGATCGCGGCGATCTCTTCTAGGTCGTCACGGTATGTCTCTTGCAGTTCAGCGAGCCGTCTCTGTAAGAAGCTCAGCTCCTCCATCTCTTTGGTGGGCTTGACCTTCATCACGTCATCGTGAGCTGGCTTGATGTAATCCTGTCGCAGCTCCTCATCGGCGGCGATAGTTTGAATGTGATCGAACCATGCTTCGTACAAGCTGATGCGTTGCACCGTTCCGGCGGCGGGTTCCGGCATTAGCTTTCCGGGTACGTTCTCTGTGAGCCAGCCTTTGACTCTATCGACACGCTCCACCTTTACCTTGGGTGTAGCAGCTTCGTTATCAGCGAGGTAACAAATGAAGTCGCACCAATCTACATCGAGGCACTCCATCTGGAGGTACACCTGCCACAGGTACATAGCCTTCTTGTCGTCGAAGATGCTGTACGGCTCTTTGTTGTACTTCGGGTAGGGACACTTGATCTCAATGCACCCTGACAAACCAACCAAACCATCGGGACTAGCAGCTATGAAGGGGTACTCTGGATGTACAACCAGACCCGTTTCCTCCACTTCATAACCCCTAAGGTACTCTAGGTAGTCACGAGCAACCGGCTCCATAGCAGTTCCATGCTCCATTGCCGGAACGATTTCAAACTCGTTCTCACAACCACAGATGTCGCGTACCTTTTGTCGGACAAACTTTTCCTTTGTAAGGTGTGGGTGTTTGTCCTCAAGCACCGCGATGGTAGACGCAGTCAGCTTGTTCTTGCGTTCATCCAGCCACTCTTGGCTTCCCTGCTCATGCACTGAACTTCTCCTTGAGCCACTCATCGAACTTGGCGCGATCAGCCTCTAAACCTCTGGCTCGTAATCCTTTTTCGTACTTGATAAATCGCTTTTTGGCTTCCGTCGCAGTCTTTGCTTCGACTACCTTGGCTTCACCGAACAACCGATTTTTAATCTCAGTTGGATTGGCTTCTTTCTTAACTGGCTTTGCTACCTCAGGCTCAGGCACCGGCTCGTAATCGTCGTCGGTGATCTCGTCCTCGAGTGACACTGAGGTCTTGTGCTCGATGGCATCCTTATCACCACCAAGACCTAGCGCCAGAACCAGAGAGAATCGCTTGGCATAAGTTAAGGCAGCTCCGTACTGCGCCTCACTTGGCTTACTGGGCGGAACCTTAACGATCCCGCCAGACATGCGTCCGCCGCTCGTGTGGTAGATCACAGTCTCCACAGCCACACCGCCTTGTACAGGATGTGAGATATGATGGGCGAACAAGCCGAGTGAATGTAAAAGAGGTGTGACTTCAGTCTTAATGACTTCGTACTTCACGTACTTTCCGAAGGCGGCTTTGTCTTTTGCAGCTAGGATTGTGGCGTCGGTATGCCACTTGAGCATTGCTTCGAGGAGACCGGGCGTTTGCACGTCCTGAGTCGGAGACATTTCCATGTTCACTATCCATGTTTTGCATATTGAGATGTGAATATGGGCAAAAAAAATCACCCTGTCAACACCAAATGGTGATCGAGGGTGACCTTTTCTGGGTTTTTAACCTTGTTTCTTTTTAGACCACGAGATTGAGTCGCTGAACTCTTCGATTACTGAGAAGTTGTGGCTTGATAACGCATAACCGAATCTAGCCAGGTCGATGCAGAGCCACCAGATACCATCAGCGTACGGCGTCATCTTGCAGTACATCAGTCTAGGCTTTGGTTCCGCTTCATGTATCAAGGTGACGACCGGCTCGTTGGTTGCCAGCACTGTATCAATGGCTTCTGAAAAACCTTTGTATATGTCTGGGTTCCTAAAGCGTAGCTGGGTCAGCATGTCCGCTTCTGGATCATAACCGTGTGCCCTTACCGACGCGATGGTGCGTTCATCACGCCACACGGTTTTTAAGTCATTGCTGACGGCACCGATTAAGATGCCGTCCTTGAAGTTGAGCAACGGTGAGTTGACCGCAGCACTTTTTAACTTCCTGTTTTTCGGCTCGTCCCCCGACGCGAGCCTTTTCCACAGCTTATCGAGCCAGTAGGCGTCGTTTCTTAATTCTTTGCCATGTACCTCATGATCCATTTACCACACTACCCCCATCATTTTCATTTTCACTATTGCTTATTTCGGAACCCAGCTTGGCAAGCATGGCTGTCCCGCTGACTTCATCTTTGTAGGCTAAGAGAGTGAGTCTTGCAAACTGACTAGGCGTCATTTCAGCGTCGTCCCCGCGCTCAACCGCCTTCAAAAGGCGCAAGCATGCGGCTAATTTTTTTTCGTCTAAAACGTCGCTTTTGTGTTCGACACCGTAAATCCATTCCATGATGTCGATGTCTAGGTGCTCGGCTACACGCCAAATTTCATCGTGTCCCCGAGGTAGTGCGCCAGATTGCCAGTTAGACACCTGACCGTGTGATACCCCGAGGTCACGAGCAAGGTTCTGGGTTTTGCCCCAGTCCCGATAACCCGCCTCGCGGCACTTACGTTCAAAATAAAGAGCGCGTTGCTCTTTTGAAATTTCCATTGTCGATCCTTGTTTCCGAGTGTGGAAACCGGAATATACAGATTCAGTTGGGATTTGGAAATCCTGTAATTACATCCAGTGGTTTCGATTTAAATACCGATTCAACCCTGTTGACTTCCCGATTGAGTAGGCATAATGTGGCTCACTCACCATGGATTTGGGGGCAAGAATGGGTGACACCGCTAACGATTTCACGATCGTCCTGAACAAGGTCATGCGTGACAATCGACTAGATGCAAGTGGTCTAGGTCTGCTCTGTTACTTACATCACCTCCCCGAGACATGGGTCGTCGTACCGTCCCAGTTAGCAGAAAGGTTTGGTTGTAGCCGTAACAAGATTGTTCGTCTCCTCACCACGCTCGCTGAATTAGGTTACGTCGATTGCAATCAACCCAGAAATCAAGATGGGTCGTTTAGCAAGAGAGTATGGAAAGTGTCCAAAACCGGGGTCCCGGATAAACCGGACGCGGTAAAACGGACACTACTAAATACTAATAACTTACAAAAAACTAACCAAGACAAAGAACAAAACCTCACTTGGCGGGAAAAATTCTACGAGCAGTGTCCCACGTTCTGCTCCAAGTCGTCTTGGAAGCGATGGATCGACTACAAGGCTGAGCGCAACAAAAACCGTCCGTTTAGTCAGCGCACCGTAACGCAATCGAAGAACAAGCTCGAGTCACTACACCGTCACGGCTATTCGGCTGACGCAGTTATCGAAGTCACCATCAACAGGAACTGGGTAGGTATCGGTGATCACACCTATAAGACCTACAACCAGTGCAAGCGGAACGTGGCTGACGAGATGATAATTTAATGGATATAAGAGAACTCAAGCAGGAGCTGGGCAGTCGTGCCTTGTCGTTGTGCAGTACGTTATTTCCTGACGGCAGAGTTGAAGGTCAGGAGTTTAAAGTAGGCTCCGTTTCGGGGGAGCCAGGGCGATCTCTGAGCGTGTACCTCAGCGGCGAACGTGCTGGTAACTGGACAGACTTCGCTACCGGCGAAGGTGGCGACATGATTGACCTGATCATGCAAGCCCATCGCATGGATATTAAAGACGCCATGGAATGGGGTCGTCGTGAGTGCAACATTAGAGAGAAGCACCACGCGAAGATACGTTCACCGCAGCCAAAAGAACACCGCGCTGCACAGTTACCCACGCCGCACGAGAACAACGAGGTTCTGGAAAAGGTCATGCTCGAGCGCGGCTTTCAGAACTGCGAGTCAATTATCGAGCGTCACAAGATTTATGCTTGCACATTCAAAGCCGGTTTCCATGTGGTGTTTCCGTACTACAGTCCAGAAGGCAAGCTCGAGTTAGTAAAGAACAAGCCGCTGGATCATGAGGGCAATCCCGGCACTTGCGGACAGAGCAATCTCAAACCGATTTTGTTTGGTTGGCAGACCATGCCACCGGCAAGCCGACAGGTCTGGATTACCGAGGGCGAGTGGGATGCTATTGCTTGTACAGAGATCGGCTTCCCTGCACTCAGTGTGCCCATGGGCGGAGGCAAGGGAGCAAAGCAAACCAAGTGGATTGCAAACGAGTACGAGAACCTTGCCCGGTTTGACGAGATCATCATCGCCACTGACATGGATGAGCAAGGCGAGCTGGCTGCGAAAGAGATTGCTCAGCGTCTCGGTGATCGTTGTATCCGCATCAAGATTCCTGCCAAAGACATCAATGAGCTGCTTCAAAAAGTTGGCATGGAGCAAGCAAAGTTTGCCCTTCAAAAATGTTACGAAGACGCCAAGTGGCAGGACCCAGAAACGCTCAGGTCCGTAGCAGAGTTTGCTGATGATGTAGCTGATTACTTTACTGACAAAGAGGGAGATGTTTCCGGCTTTGGTATGGGCTGGGAGAAAACCGACAGCCTCGGATATCGCTTCCGACCGAGTGAGCTGATCGGATGTGTTGGATTCTCCGGGTCGCGGAAGACCATGTTCCTTGGTCAAGTATCTCTAAACGCTATCGAGCAGGGTCAGAAAGTATTAGTGGCGTCGATGGAGATGTCTCCGAAGATGTTGCTCGGAAGAATGTTTCAACAGGCTTGCGCCGTTGCCAATCCTACGCCTGAGTATCAGACAAAGGTGATGGAGTGGATGGCTCAAAACTTCTGGCTTTTCATCGATGACCTGAACCCCAAGGTAGGCGACCTGCTCAAGTGCTTCGAGTACGCATATCGTCGTTACGGGGTGAATGTATTCATCATCGACAGCATGACCTGCATGTGCTCGCACGAGGACTACCGAAAGCAGCAAGAGATCGTCGAGCAAATCGTTCAGTTTAAGAACGCACTGAACTGCACAGTTTTTCTCGTCACCCACTCACGCAAACAAGAAGACGAAAGTCGCGCTCCCGGAAAGATGGATGTCAAGGGAACCGGGGCTATTACAGATCTCGCCGACAGCTTCTTCTCTATCTGGATCAACAAGAAAAAAGCAGAGCACATGCGCTACTGCCAAATCACAGATGAAGAACCTGACGAAAAGATCGCTTCTCAATGGGATGTTCAGGTCAATGTTTTAAAGAACCGCAACGGTCAGTTCGAAGGAAGCATCGGCTTCGACTTCGACCCTGTCACCTTGCAGTTCCTCGAGCAAAAGCGCGGCAAATCACGGAAGTACATTCAATGGAGTAAAGCATGATTCAACAAGAGCAGTTCGCAGAGAACATTCGTACGGCAGGAGCCGCAGTAGAGACAGCCGAGCGACTGGCGGCAGTCAAAGAAGCCGAAGAGAAAAAGCTCTTCGCTCGATTTCAAGTAGAGGCTGAGGCTCAGGGTCACAAGACAGCCGCAGCTCAGACACGTTACGCCGACTACCAAGAGGAGATGTTTCAAGCCCGCATGGATAAGGGCGTAGCCAAGGCAGCGATCTCTGCTGCGAAAGCAAACCTCCTCGCTGCTGAGGTCGAGTTCAAGACGTGGCAGACACAGATGGCAACGATACGACAGGAGAAACGAGTTTATGGGAGCTGATAAAGAACCAGACTGGGTCGAGCTGGCGCGTGAATCAATCGAGGCAGACCAGCGGAAAGATATTCGCCGATCAATCGAGCACTTTGCCGATCTGATCAAGAAGCAAAAGGCTCGCAACGAGCAAGCACTTAGAGACGTGAGGGTAAATGAAAAAGGATGAAGTCAAGAAGTCCAACCCGTGCGGAACGGGAATGGATGGATGCCATAACGAATCACGGCTGTGTCGTGTGTCAAAGGGAATTTGGGATCTTCACGGAGACGGAGATTCATCATTTAGATGGGAAGACCAAGCCGGGTGCTCACTTGAAAAGCATTCCACTGTGCTATCGCCATCACAGAGAAGGAGAAGACTGCAATGGGTATACCTCTCGACACCCGTTCAAGAAACGGTTTGAACAACGGTACGGAACAGAGCAGGAACTCCTCGAGTCCCTCCAGAGGGAGCTTGGATTCTGCTACACCTGAGGAGTGGGATCGCGTGTCAAAGCCAAAGCACTATCGCTCGCACCATGACGAGTATCCAGAACTCGAGTGCATCGATGCTATTCAGGCATCCATGCCACCAGATCAGTTCGCCGCCTATCTCAAAGGTTCAGCCATGAAGTATCTGTGGCGCTACGAGAACAAGGGCGAGCCTCTTAACGATCTACGGAAGGCTAAGACCTTCATCGAGTTTCTGATTGCCCATGTCAATCAACAGTAGAAACAAAGGAGCCACCTTCGAGCGCGAGGTGTGCCGTTGGATAGAAGATGAGTTCGGTGTGAAGGTTCGGAGAAACCTCGAGCAGTATCAGGTCGTCGATTTAGGCGACATCTTGCTGTCACCGTTCACCATCGAGTGTAAGCGCTACGGGTCGGGCAACTGGCACAAGCCAGATTGGTGGGAGCAAGTTTGTCGTGCAGCTCGCGACGACAGCATCCCGTTACTCATCTATCGGTTCGACCGACAGCCTACACGGCTGGTGTTTCCTCTGTACGTCTTGGGGGACTACCCAACCAACAACGATATGACCTGTACGGTCGGGCTTGAGGAAGGAGCGATGATCATTCGAGAGGTACTGAATGCGACCCGCAGATTTCAGGCATCAAGTGAGCCGGTCAGCGAAGAAGCTGTATTGGGCTGACGTAATAGCTGATATCGAGGACAGGTTCCCTCCAGCATTTCACGCGCTGGCAATTGAGACCGTCCTTTACTACCTACCCCCCGAGATTTGTGACCAGCCGGACATAGATACTCGCCGCGCCATCATCGACTCCATACCGGATGACTGCGAGCCTTCGCATGCCAAAGGTCTGGTCAAGGAGCACGTCAAGATTCTCTGGAGGAAACGTGCCGTTCGCTCATGATCTAGCCATAGGTATCCAAGCGGAGCTGAGGCTCCTCGAGCACCTCCGCCAGAAATATCCTGACGCCTACAAGGTAGAAGGCAAGCACAGCGAGTACGATTTGGTGGTGCCAGGGCGATTTACTGTTGAGGTAAAGTTTGATCCTGCGTCACAGCGGACGGGAAACGTGGTGATTGAGTATTACCACGGGAAGGCTTCGGGCTTGCACGTCAGCACAGCGGACTGGTGGGTCTTCGACACCGGAGAGAGAGATGGTGTCATCTGGCTCACACAGTCCGCCGTACGTCAGTGTATCGTTAGCGAGTCGTTACAGCCGGTAAAAATACAAGGTCCGGATGATCGTCTTCCGAAATGGGTGTTTCTAGTTCCATTAACGGTCTTAAAGCGATATTCATCTCAAGAGCCTTGATCGCCATGTCTGGCATCGTCCGGTAGCCCCTCGCCGATTGTGACCGCTTCCAGTTGCGTACTGTCCACGGGCTTACACCGATCATAGTTGCTACCTGCGACGAATCCAATCCATGGTCGTCCATCAACGACATTAGCCGTTCGTTGTTGCTCATCTTCATACTCCCAAAAACTTACTAATAAAAAGGCGAAGCCGACCGTACTGAGGTACAGCCCCTCACGCCTGTTCACTTACGATCTGCGTGAGTTCCCTCAGCAGCTCCTGCTGCCGACGCAGCTTCTCAACATCTGGTTGACACAAAGCCATCTTGATTTGGTTCAGCTCTAGCGGTGTCAAAACGATTGACGACTTCATGCCGTCCGCTAGCACGTCCCAATACTTTCGCTCCTTGTCGTTGAGCATTTGGATAACCTGTTGTTTCCTCATGCGTACGTCTCCAATATAAAGTCAAAGAATTGCTGGAGGCTTTCGCCTTCCAGCTCCACGGTTTCTCCGTTGTATGTGATCTCGTCCCAGTCGATAAACGTCTGTGGCTCTTTGCTCACCGACCCCCAGAACTCAACAGTCTCGTACTCTGTCCAGATCTGGAGGTTGTCGATCTCGATATCACTGGGATCGATCTTGACGGTGGCAATGATCAACGTTGAGAACCCTCCAGTAGCTCGTCGAGCTTCTCTAGCAGTTCCGCCACATCAATGACGACATCAGGCTCAGTTGAGGACATAGGACAGACCCTCCGCCTGAAGCTCATCGACGGTGTGCTTGCGAAGCTCGTTGCGGACTTCTTCTTGCACCTTGCGGATGAGTTCGATCTGGTACACGGCTGGCTCTGCCATGTACGGATCGTCGATTTGAGTGATCCTCCACTGCTCGTGTGCAGACGAGTTCAATGCGCGATCGACGATCGCTAGCTGTTTCAAAGTTAAGTTCATGCTGATCTCCTTATGTCGGCACAGAATTCAGTCTCGAACCACTCGCCGACAGAGAGGTCAGAGTTTTCAACCGTGCGTACGAATTCCATTGATTCGCTGACGGTTCTTATTCCGTCGGAGCCGAAGTAGTGGTCGCGTATGTCCCACACCAGCTCCGTGTTCGAGTGTTCACGCTGAAGGACGTAACGCACTTTGAGGTGCGCGTAGTCCTCCCTCCGGTACGTCCGCCTCATCTTTGCTCCTCGTATTTTTTCTTCAGGTACTCATCGACTTTTTGGTCGAGCGCTTTCGCCCCCCAGACCCATAGCCAGGTTTTGGCAAACTCCTCAGTGCATTGACCATCCAGCCCCACACGCCCGTTGATTGCCTCGAGGTCGATATCCGACAGGTTGTATTCGACGGTGACTTTCATGACCTTGCCTCCTCTACCACTTCAGCGTCAGGATCGTGGGTATCGCATTCGTCTGGGAAGCTCCACTCCCAGCCACCCAAGCCGTCCTCTTGCATTCGATCAGCTACCCAATCGGAACCCTCATACATGAGGTAGTCGAATACCTGCTCTCTGCTCCAATTTGCAGGGCAATTAATTTTGCAGAACAGGTCAGTTTCCATGACCGCTCTGACCATCCATGTTTTGGTTTTCATGCCGCTTCCTCCGCTTTGTCTAGGCAGTCGTGACAGGTGCCGTTGTCGCTTTCTGTGTCGATAAAACCGCTCTCGACTAGCTGGTTGCACTCAGGGCATTTCTGCCACTGAGCCTCGTCGGGGTGAACCATGTTGGTTTCTCCACCGCAGTCGTCACACCAGATCCCGATCTCTCCAAGTTCGTCGTCTCTGGCAATTCCGCCCGTATGGAAAATGGTGTAGTTGTAGTGAACGTGATCGTTCGTCCCGCAGCTCTTGCACACGAGTTCGGGATCCATCTCGATTACAAATTTGATTAAGTCAGTCATGTCTCTCTCCATGAAAATTTTTGGGGCGGGGAAATAAATCCCTCACCCCAGATAAAACTCAGGCATAGCCAAGTAGTCAGTTGATTGGATAACCCCACACACAGATGCCGAGTGCAGTTCGGGAAGCTTCATCAGCTCGTAGTACGCCTCTCGCGCTTCTGCTAGAAAATCGTAGGCAGTCCAGTGATCCTCGAGGTCATTGCTGACCTCTGGATCTGAGTGGGTGTAGGTAGACCAAACGAGAAGGACTTTGCTCATGACGCTTCCTCCTCAAGGTATGCCTTGGTGTAAGCCCACTCCTTAACCTCTTCGATAGAGTTGGTTTCGTCGATGGATGACACCTCACAGTCAGGCGAGTAAAAGAACTCTCGAGTCAGTGAGCCGTCAGGCATTCGCGCCTTGCAGAACTCCTCTTTGATGTCCACTGCCGCCGCCTCGCCAATAGCTCGAGCCGTGTCGATGTCTTCAGCGATCACATCAACGTAAAGATCCGCTTGAACGGTTATCCAAACTTGGAAGCTCTTCATGACGCCACCTCCCGCAGTTCCGCCAGTGCTTTTTTGACTTGACCGATGTAATCAGCCATCTGCTCGTCAGCATCCTCAGCGTCGGGGTCGATGTATGGCGTACCGTTGCCCATCGTGTTCCAGAGGTTGATGCTTGCACCCGACACGTAGGTCAGGTCGCCGATGTAGGCTTCGAGATACCCGCAGGCATTCATGATTGGCTGGCTCATGACTTCACCTCCAGCACTTCCGCCTGAACAAACAGGTCATCCGGCAGTGAAAAAATAAGCGCCTGAAGTTTCTCCGCTTGTGCTACGGCTTCGTCATCACGTCCCGCGCCTTTCATCATTGCGAGCATGCTCAGGTGAAACCACATCTGATCGCGCATTAGTTTCTGTTCCATTTGTCTCTCTCCATGTGACGGTGCAAAAGCGCACCCGAAAGGACACCCGCAGGTGCCCAGTCGGCTAGGCTCTAGCGAGTGCCTCTTGAAACTGTTCCTCGAGATAAAGCAGATCCGTCTCGCAGTTCCACGGATCAAAAAAGTTAGTCCACCAGCACACCGTCCGGTCGCCCTCAGAGGCGATCACAAACGGCGGGGCTTCGTCCCCTTGGGTTGGGTGTTCGTAGAAGTCGAAACGCCTCCGCTCGCCCATTGAAAAGCCCAAGTGGTAGCAGTCGCGGCGGATGCGTTCGGGGTCGTATTTTTTGTCAGACCACATCAGATGTCCCTCCCGTAGTTGACAGAGACAAACACCTCCCGCACGTCCGACGTAGACCCGTCAGCGTTGCGGCGAAGGTCAGCAAAGGGCGAACCCATGACCACGCCCACGGAGTTGGTGAACCATTGCCCCGTGCAGTCGTAGTCGCTGGTGATGTCCTCGCGGAAATACTCGACAGCCAGCTCTAGCAGTTCCGCGTGGGTAAGGTCGGCGGGCACAACAGCGGTCAGGACAAATTTGGCATCCGTGCCGTTATTGTCCCGCCCGTCGAAGATGTCCCAAGCGCGGGCGCTGGTGTCGTCGATAAAGCCGTGGACTAGATGGTTTCTCATGCCGCCGCCTCCTCTAACAGTTCCGCCACAGCGTCACGGACGCCGTTGTGCATCAGGTGAAAGGCGATAAGGGTCATCACGCGATCGGCGGTGACGTTGTCACCACACCCGCCGCAGTCCTCGAAATCGCTTTCGGCTTGGTTGAACAGGTCGGAATGACAGCGGCGCATCATGTCGCACAGATCCCACGCTTGCGCGGTGTAGATCACCCACTGGTGACCGTCGGCAAACTGCCACGCCAGATCGTCAACGTCGGAGTCGTATTCCTTGGACTCCGCCACGATGTCATGAGCGGCGCTCTCAATCTCTTCTAAAAATTCAGCGTAATTCATTGGTTTCTCTCTCCATGGTTTGGTGCAAAGTCACACCCGAAAACGCCCCCGAAGGGGCGCAGACGGCTGGGGCTTAGGCACTAGCCAGTTGAGCAAAGCGAGCCACGTCATAGCCCACCGGCTGGTCAGGCTCGAACGAACAGGCTCGACCCACAGCGGTGGCGAGTTCGGCGAGGTAGGCTTTGGCGGTGATCTTCTGGCGCTTGCCCAGCGGTGGGGTTTGGACTCTCACGACGCTGTGCAGGTCAACGGTCGGACAATCGTCCGTGTCGGTGCAGTACACACTCGCGTGATCCCACGACAGCGCATCCATGCCGGTCACGTCGTAGACAGCGATGCCAACGTCTTTGTCGTCGAGTTTGTAATACCTCGACCAATCGAGAACGCAGACCCGCAGGGCTTGCTCGACAGCGTCGAAAATGGTTTCGGATCTGGCGAAGGATGAACCGCCGCCGATTTGGATTATTGCTAAGTAATCTTTTTGCATTTGTCTCTCTCCATGTCAGCAAAAAATGATCAGGGTTCACTGAACCCATTTACAGACTTAACCCCTATCATTTCCAATGTCAACAGGTAAATCTTCATGGTAGAATTTGACACTTGATATCACTTTGACCAGGCACCGAAAAAATGGATGTGAATCAGAGACTTGAGAGAATCGAAGAGAAGCTCGACAGCGTGTCCGAAATGTTGGCGCAATTGGGACGAATTGAAGAGCGAGCGAGCGGAATCGACACGCGAGTCACTCGCCACGAGTACCGGCCGGACGTGATTGAAGGCATTCAGCGAGAGCAGTCGGAGAAGCTATCGAGCCACATCGGAAAGGGTCTGATATTCGAGCGAGCCGCGTGGATTGTTTTGGCTGGTGTGCTGAGTCTTGGATCGAAAATTTTTTAGCGCGGGAAAAAAGAACCCGCACCCCATGTCCGTTTCCCCTATAGGGAGAAGACAGGGAGAGAGGGAGCAAACGTCATGACAGACAAGCTGCGGAAGCTCACAGAAAGACAACGAAGGTTCGTTGATGAATACATGGCTTGCGGTAACGGCGCAGAGGCGGCAAGGCGAGCCGGTTACAGCGAAGGCATCGCCAAAGTGCAAGCGAGCGAGAACCTAACCAAACAGAACGTTAAGGCGGAAATTGAGCGGAGAAGGCAGGAAATGAGCGAAGACAGCGAGGATAGACGTGCGAAATGGATCTCTCGTCTTGAGGCTCTGGCGATCGACGCGGAGAAGGACGCGGACAAACTGCGAGCGATCGAGGGGCTTTTCAAGGCTGAGGGCTGGCTTGCTCCCGAAAAATCAGAGGTTGTGGCGCTAAATGGTGCTTTTTTGGCGGAAATTGATCTGGAAGACGAAGAAAACCCTCCAGATATCAATGACTTACACTAGCCGAGTGCAACCTTTAGCAGGTTGGAACCCGCGCAGATCAGGGGCATGACCGGGGGGGGGTATGGCGTATCGCGACCCCCGCCATCGACCATCTGGTTCCATTGGGCTTAGACACTGTACAGACCGGGGTATGGCGTTTTTTTAGGGGGGGCGGTCTTTCTGAGAGTACCCACCAACAGGAGGAAATATGAGCTTGTACGAAAACATCAGGAAACGCAGAGCATCGGGCAAACCCATGCGGAAAAAAGGCGATAAAGGCGCTCCAACTGACGCTGATTTTAAGCGAGCAGCTAAGACAGCCAAGAAGCCCCGTAAAAAGCCCGCTAAGCGAGGTAAAAAGTAATGGCTACCCCACGTAAGGGCAAGGCTAAAGTGAAGGTCACAGCCTCAGGAAGGAAGGTTTCCTATGGTGCAAAAGGTGCATCTGTAAAACCGGGCACAAAAAAAGGCGACTCATACTGTGCTCGTAGCCTGGGAATCAAAAAACGCCTACCTAAATCCAAGCAAAACGACCCAAACACACCCAACAATCTCTCAAGAAAGCGCTGGAAATGCTCTGGTGCTAAGTCGAGGAAGTGAAAGATGGTAACAGCGGCTCAACTCAAGCAAGCATTCAAGTCCAAAACAGTCCAATACGGCGTGGCTATTGCCGTTTTGTCCGTTTTACAGGGCTTCGTAGGCTTTTTACCCACCAATCCGGCGGTTCAAGCGATGATCGGCTGCGCGATAGCGAGCGGGATTGTCGTGTTGCGGTTCATGACGACCCAGCCGGTAAGCGAGAAGTAGCTATGGAAGTTTTAGTAGAGCGATTTTGCTACCACCCAGAAGGCACTCTAGGCGTCATGACGGTCGGTGGAGAGGAGTTCTATACCGTAGAGCGCCCATGGGAGCACAACCTCCCACGGATCTCCTGCATCCCTGAGGGGACGTATGAAATGAAGCGCAGAAAGTCTCCTAAGTTTGGTTGGTGCTGGGAAGTAAAAGACGTTCCCAATCGGACATATATCCTTTTTCACTCGGCAAATTTCCCTGATGAACTGCAAGGTTGTATCGCTCCGGGCATGAGCTTGATGAGTGATCGTATTGCGGTATCCAGAAGCCGTGATGCGATGAAGGAGTTCGAAGAACTGACTCACGAGCAAGAATGCAGCTTGGTCATAAAGTTTGCACCGTCTGCGGCTCTGAAAAGCCAGTAGAGGCATTTCCCGGACGCCGTGGGGCAACCTGCGGGGTATGTCACGGAAAGCTCCAGAGGGAGCGTCACGGGCGCTCTCCAGATGCGTGGTGTGCCTATCTGGTGCAGCAAGCTAGGAGCAACGCGAAGAAGACAAACCGAGAGTTCAATATCACCCCTGACGAGGTTTGCGGACTCTGGGAGAAACAAGGTGGGTTGTGTGCGCTAACGGGTCTGCCCATGCAGCACCACCCCGCCTACAGCGATATGAACGCCTCTATGGACCGCAAAGAAGGCTCCATAGGTTACGTGATCGATAACGTGCAGTTGGTGTGTTGGCGCATCAACGAAATGAAAAACGACCAGCCGGAGCATCAGTTGCTCTGGTGGGCACGAGCATTAGTAGCGCATGACAAGAAGCATCGAAGAAGTAGCGCGGAAGCTTAAATATAACTTCCCGCTGTACGCGAAGAACGTCCTCCGAATTGTGAACAAGGAAGGCGAACTTATCCCGTTCAGGCTCAACTCTGGACAGCGGTGGGTTCACTCTCAGTTCGAGAAACAACTGGAGGAGCAAGGCAACGTACGTGCCCTCGTGCTGAAGGCGCGTCAGACAGGGATATCTACTTATGTTGAAGGCAGGATGTTTTGGCGGGTCACTCAGAATAAAAACGCGAATGCGTTTGTACTCTCGCATCTGGCGGAAAGTACGAATGCGATTTTCCAGATGGTTAAGCTCTTTCATGAGCATGCGCCGCACCCAGTTTTTGCTCCTCCTTTGTCTTCTCAGTCTAGCTCCACTCTGGTCTTTGATGGACTCAATTCAAGATTCAGGGTGGGAACCGCTAGGTCCACACAGACTGGTCGAGGACAGACAAACCGATTCGTCCATGGCTCAGAGGTAGCGTTCTACCCGCAAGGCTCAGACATTGTTGCGGGTCTACTACAGACGGTTGGCGGTAAGGGCTCTGAAGTAATCCTGGAGTCCACCGCAAACGGTGCTGGTGGCTGGTTCTATGATCAGGTGATGAAGTCTCTGCGCGGTGAGACCGAGTGGCAGGTGTGCTTTATCCCGTGGTTCTGGATGCCTGAGTACCGACGTAGGCTGAACCCTTATTTTGAGAGGACGCCCGAAGAAGAAAAATTAGCGCAGCAGTACGGGCTAGACGACGAACAATTGATGTTTCGCCGCGCAAAATTAGATGAGCTTGGCTCTACCGATCTATTCCGACAGGAGTACCCCTCAACGCCGCTAGAAGCATTCCTGACCTCAGGGCGCTGCTTTGTGGAGGATGCGTGTCTTAGGGACGCAGAGAGCGAGGTATACACGCCTGACTTCCGTGGTGAGTTTGATGACGGTCAGCTCCACGAGGGGTCGCACGGTCCATACCGGGAGTGGCACCCGCCCGAGGAAGACAACTACGTCATTGGTGTGGACGTGGCGGAGGGTCTTGCCTACGGCGACTATAGCTGCGCTCAGGTGCTCGATGGACTGGGCAGACAAGTTGCCTGTTGGCACGGGCACATCGATCCATACGCCTATGCCGACATGCTTTGCAACCTCGGCAAAAGGTATCGAAATGCTTACATCATCGTCGAACGTAACAACCACGGTCTGACAACACTGCGCCGCATGCAGGAATTGCAGTACCCGAACCTCTATATCGAGAGTTCAGTGGACGGCGCGTACGGCGACAAGCTTACAAAACGCGGTGGTTTTCTAACCACATCCAAAACGAAGCCGCTGATTATCGACAACTTAGCGGCGCTTCTACGTCAACGTGAATCGGGAATAGCTGACAAAGAGCTGGTGAACGAGCTACGAACCTATGTAATTGATGAAAAAGGCGCGTATAATGCTCAAAGTGGTTGTCACGACGACCGCGTTATGGCATACGCCATAGCTCTGCATGGACTCGCATCGATGCCCCGACCTCGGAGGCATGAAGTCAAACGCCGTTTCAAGACGGTTGACTCAACGACGGGTTACTAAACATGCTAGAAGAATATGACGAAGATCAGCTAGACGGACAGCAAGAGCAAGAGCTTAACTCGCTGGGTGGTCGGCTGGGTCGCATCTTTCAGGAATACAAGGACGCTCGTAAAGAAACCGAGAACGAGTGGCTGAAAGATCTGCGTCAGTACAACGGCATCTATGAGCCAAGCGTACTGGCAGCTCTTAACGATGCTGGTGCCCGCTCAAAAGTTTTTGTGGGTCTTACCCGAACAAAAGTCATGGCGGCATACAGCCGTATCGTTGATCTCTTGTTTCAGCAAGGCGATCTCTTCTTCTCTGTAACGCCCACCCCTATTGCTCAGCTCGATCCCATGAAGGCGATGGAGCTACGCGCACAGGCGACACAGGAAATCGTGATGGCGTCCGGTATGGACCCCAACATGAACCAAGACCTGATCATGGCTCGCATGCAGGAGCTGGAGCCTGAGTTCCTCGAGATGGAGCAGGAGATCGCTGAGAAAGCAGCAGAGGAAATGACCACGGTCATCGCCGACCAGCTTATCGAAGCCGACTCAGATCAGAAGCTCAAGCAGTCAATGCTCGAGGCTTGCATCTTTGGATCAGGCGCGGTGAAGGCTGGCACGGTTCGTATCGATCGCAAGCAGAGCTACCAGAAAGTCATCGACGAGATGGGCAACCAGACCTACGCGCTGGCGATGATTGAGGAAGCCATGCCCGAGCTGGAGTCGGTATCGATCTTTGATCTGTACCCCGACCCCTACTGCACGACGCTTGAAGACTGCGACGGTTTATTCCGCCGCCACGTTTTGACGCGCACACAGTTTAGAGCGCTAGCAGATACTCCCGGATTCGACGGGGATATGGTCCGCTACCTGCTCAAGAATCACAGGAAAGGCAACTATGTCGAAGCGGACCATGAACGCGATCGCCGTCGTATTGCTGGCATCCATGACCATTCTGAACCCAACCGATTTGAGGTTTTTGAGTATTGGGGCAACATCGACGGTTATGAGCTAAAGGATCATGGCATTGAGCTGCCTGAGGGCGCAGACCTAACCGCAGACTTTTCTGCTTGCGTTTGGATGTGCGACCGTAAGATCTTGAAGATCAACTTGAATCCGATTGCCGGGTACAAGATTCCATACCATATCTTCCCCTACGAACGCAGTCCTCATCAGTTCTGGGGCGTCGGCGTCCCCCGCATGATGCGCGATTCTCAGAGCACGATGAACGCCGCTGTGCGTATTTGGCTCGATAACCTTGCGCTGTCCTCTGGTCCCATGCTGGAAGTAAACACCGACCTCTTGGCTGCTGGGGAAGATCCTACAGATATTCATCCGTGGCGCGTGTTCTTGCGCGAAGGCGGAGACGGCTCCATGCCAGCAGT